ATAATACTATTTAGTCTTTTTTAAAAGTAGTTCACGTGCTTTCCACGCAGTAGCAATACTATTGGTAGGGAATTTCTTTGCCCATGCTGATATAGAACCGAATTTACCTTCTGCAGTCCTTCTTAGGGATTTTACTGTGTCGTTATTTTCAATCTCATCGAAGTTTGTTGTGAACATTCTTTTGAATATCGTAGCATTTTTCTCTACTGCTTCATGTTCCATTTTAACTACTTCAACTGGGACTGTTCGAGCTCTTCCATCATTCAACTTCAATGCAAGATCAAGACTTGTTTTGACAAATACCATTCGAGATTCGTATCCCAAGGCATCTAGTTGTTCTTTGTAGGTCTTTATCTTACTTGCCTTTGCACTAGTAGTGTCAAAAACTAACCCCAATCTGTTCGGGATGTATAAGTCCATTTGTTTAGCAGCTTGTCTTTTTGCCTTTGATCTCATCCCATCTCTTTCGGGATTGACTTCACCACTACCATCTTTAGTCATCTTCATAGACATCTTTGCAGCTTTCATCATTCTTTCAAAATGTTGATCACTATTAATCATCTTAAGACCCATAGTGTGGAGTGATAGTGCCTTAACAACTGTTGTCTTACCTGAACCAGGCCCACCCATTAGGAATAATGCTTTAAAGATTCCTTGATCATATACACCTTCTTGCAATTCATCTTCTTGTAGGTCGTCTTGCATATAAAACGGTAGTGTTCCTTCTGTAAGTCCCATACCTCGTCTTACTGCATTGTACAGTTGTTTCTGTTGTGTCTTGTTGGTAGATGGAACACCGTCTTTGAAGTTATCAAAGTCTCCGTCCTCTGCATACTGTCTCATCTTGGATGCACTCATACCACTAGTGTCATCTGCATCGGGGTCTCTCTCCCCTGCAGATACAATTTCGATCTCATCAAACTTGTAGAAACCGTGTCGTGCTTTGACTCCGTTGTACTTCTTCAGTAACATATCGAACTCTCTAACTCTGTCCGAACCTACTACCATCTTAATTCTATTGTAACCCTGTCTTTCTAATTCTACTGCAATGTCAAATACTGTCCTTGCAGCGGTATCCACAATGATCTTACCAAAGAACTTTCTAAGGAACTTGATCTTATCTACATGTGTTAGGGGGTTCTTAACCTTGTCATTTGAGTGTGAAGTGAACACTAGAGGTGTATCACTACCAGCTGTTGAGATCAATTTCTTGACTAACTTTGCATGACCAGTTGTAGGTGGATTGAATCGTCCAAAAGAGAACACTGCACCCTTACCAGTTGCTTCGGTTAAAAATTTGTTAAACGTTTTCATTCGGCATAATCCTAAATTTTAATAATGGTCGTCCATTGATAGTAACATCACCCTTCTCGTTTCTACCAATCTCTTTAACGACTATTTTCTTGTTCTTGAATTTTCCACCAAGAACAACATCTCCTATATTTATGGGTATCATAATCGACTCATTGAATTCTTGGAACGATTTCATATTATTTGTCCCACGCCTTTATGGCCGTGAAGTTATTGTGTGCAAATTCCATTCGATCTACGAGTTTAACTGCAGAACCACCTGAATCTATTGCAACATATCCTTCAGGGTTGACTGCTTCAAATCCTGTTGCAGTTTGTTTGAATGTACCAATACTCTTGACTCTATTCAATGCAACGATAATGATCTGTTTTGACTCAACTAATCCACCCATGAATTTGGTAAGATTGATTAAGAACTTCTTCATCCCTCTCATGTCTTTATAGAGAGACTCACCGACTTCTCGTTTGATAGCCTTGTGTTTCTCTGTCTTGACACCACCCACTACCTTGTCTTTCCAATATGATTCAAAGTGTGCAAGGTATCCATCTGCAGTAGGTTTGTAACTTCCACCTCGGATGAGGGTGTTACAGTATGTTTTGTATGTTGCACCAGCACCTTTCTTTGTGATGGTCTCTTGGATTTTTTGAAACTTATCTAGGTCTCTCTTTGAAATACCATGAAAGGATTTACCGACTTCCTTCAGTGAAGTGGTAAGCTTTAGTGTTTCTGTTGCAGTCATTGTAGAGTTACCACTAACATCCTTATATGATGCATCGTCTACCCATACGTCCCTAGAGTTCCCTAGGTTTGCTAGGTTAACACCAAAGGATGCAGAGAGGTCTTCTATCGTGCTACCAGTGTAAGTAGTGTGAAAGACAATACCCAATTTTGCAGTGTCAATGTCCTGTCCGACTTTAGAATCGGTGGATACTGCATAAAGGATAGTGTTCGGTTGGAATGTTACGTACTCAACACCGTCAATTGTCTTGGTTGTCTTATCATCGGTGAACATTAAATCACCCTGCATAATATTACTGAAAGATAGTTTACTGAGGTATTTGAATGAATCGAGGAACTTGCCTTCTAGTTGACCACTTAACTTAGGGTCTGCTTTGATTTCTGCTTCGGATGTGTAGAACTTAGGTTCTTTATTGAATAGAGATTTCTTTGCAACAAAGAATTGATTTGTTTCAGGGTGTTTCCCACAAAAGATTGCAGGAGCTCCATCCCATTTGACGGTCATATTGACGGAAGAGGATTTACTCCCTTTCATCATATCTCTAAGACCTCTTAGGAAGTTGATTGCTCCCCTTCCACCATCAATACCTTGATTGATGATTTCATCTTCGAGATGTTCTAAATGTAGATTTTTTGCACCCATAATAGACTATTATACACGTTAAATGTGTTCCTGTCTACTATTTATAACAAATAGAAAGGTATTATTAAGCTGCGTTAGCAACCGCGATGTCTAAGTCTGCATTTGCATCTGTTAGTGCAGTGTTTAACAATGCTAATGCATCTGCGTGACGGCCGTCACCATCTTTTGTTATACCATTATCCCCTTCTAACGCAGACTTGTATGTCCAATATAGATCACCGTCTGTTACTGAAGGATTGTTTGCTGCCCATTCTGCCCAGTGACCCATGTAACCATCTCCAGTCCAATCAGACTTAGTAGGTGGAGTGTCATTTGCCATGTCAAAAGTTGCAGTATCACTGAAATCATGAATGTTATACGTACCAGTTGTCCCTGAAATCCATGCAATATCTTTTACAATTGCATCTCTGAGGGTGGTTTTTGCTGTAATGTCTTCAGCTGAATATGTTTCTGTTCCTGCGGCCATGGTATTTTCCTATATTTGAGGTTGTATACCTTTATTTAGGTTTTTGATAGTGGTCGAGAGTGTAATTTATCTTCTATTTTACTAATTTTTTGACTTAATTTTTCAATCTGTGTGTCGTCATGAGATTTTTTTGCGTCCCTTAACTGTTGTTTGAGGAGAATCTTCTGTTGAATTGACTCAATGACCTCATTAGATTGTAAATTCTTTTTCATAGTATACTAGTATTTAGGTCAAATATTAAAGTCTTTAAATTTATCTGATCTACCACGATCTGCAACTGGAACACTATCATCATATGTTTGATTTGCATCGACAATTTCTGTCTGTGCTTCTTGTTCACAATCATATAGTTTCATACGACTTCTATCGACTCCAATGACAAACCTTTTGAATACGGTTGGGTCATTGTATCTATTCTTTAACTGTTTAACTACCATCTGATCTAACTCTTCCAATTCTTCTGAGGAGATTAGTGCAAACATAAAGTCTGCTGTTGCTGGTAATCCGAATGACTCTGAGGTATCTGTAAGTTCCACATCTGTAGAACCATAACCACTACGAGTCGTTTGTGTTGCACTCATGATTGGTACATTAAACTCTACTGCAAGTCCTCTAAGTTCTTCTGCAATACTCTTGACCAGTGTATAACTGTTTGCACCAGCTCCTGGCTTTACTCTAGAAGATGCACATATGTTTAGGTAATCGATGAATATCATGTCGGGTTTGAAATCTTTCTTGACATCTAACTCTTGGAGTAAATGTCTGAAATGACCAACGTGAGCTGATGCAGTTGGGTATTCTTTGATGATCAACTTACCTTTAGTCTTAGATGCAATCTTATTAATCTTCTTGTCGAAGTTCTTTTTAGATAGATCGGGTAGGTCTTTCATAGGGACATTGAGGGTATTTGCATCGATTCTCTCTGCAATCCTTTCCTCTGACATTTCAAGTGTAATGTATAATACATTCTTATTCATCATCAAATGTGCTGATGCCATGTGACACATGAATAGGGATTTACCAACACCTGTTCCTGCAAGACAAATATTCAATGTCTTGTTAGGTAATCCACCTTTAGTAATCTTGTTGAAATATTCTAGATCGAACGGTAACTTCTCTTCTTCTGTGTGATAGAATTCAAATCTGTTATCGGCATCTTCTATTTGATCATGACCAATATTAGTGTCAAAGGACACGGAAAGTGCATCCTTAAGGAGTTCGGGTATTTCACCAGTTGAACGTTGAGACTTCTTATCAATGACTTCGATACTGTCCATTACTGCAATGTAGATTGCTCTATCTTTGCACCACTGTTCAGTTTCATCGAGTAACCACTCTTGTGGAGTGTCGTCACCACCTTTCATACCACTTACAATAGACTTGGCGTTATGAACAACTGTCTCGTTGAGAGATGTGTTGTTATCCAAGTTTATGAGAAGTGCTTCTACTGTAGGTGTTTTAGTGTATTTTTGGAAGTAATCGAATACTCCATTGAATACGGTCTTTTCGTCCTGTTCTGTGAAATACTCGTCCTTAATGAATGGAAGCACCTTCCGTGCAAACTCTTCACTCTGAATCAGATTTTTCAGAATTGTTTGTTCTATTCTCTTTTGTTCCATATTTAAAGTATTCCTGTGCTACCAATTCTAATTTTTCCATCACATCGGGTGTGAAGAATTTTTCGGGGTTGTTGTTAATCGTCTTACCGAACTCTGTCTTACCATTTGGAAGTTTAATTCTTGTACTTGATTTCTCAAATATTCCAAATGCAACTGCCATGTCTAGTAGACCATAATATCTGTCCAACCCTGTCTCGTATGATAACCTTACATCAACCACTCTGTTCTCAACAGTCAATCTTGACTTTGCGTTCTTACAGTGAATGATATTACCAACGATTTCAGTTCCTTCTTTCTCTTTCCTTTTGGAAAGATAGATGATTGATGATGCAGCGTATTTTAATCCACTACCTCCACCCATCTCTTTTTGAGGGAACATAGAACCAATCACATCATATGTGTGATTTGTAACAATCATAGGAACTCCAACACGACCCAACTTAAGGGTAAGAACTCTGAATGCACCTTTGGTGATCTGAGCTCTAGTCATATCCTTAGTCTCTTTACCTTCTGCAGTGTCTTCGATCTCTTTGGTTGTTGATAACATACCAAGTGAATCTAAACAGAACATCATAGGTGGACGTTTGTCTTTGGGGGTTTCTGCATACTTATCCAGTATACTGATTGCTTGATTTCTGAACTCTTGCACTGTGACGACTGGGACGATAACAACTCTTTTGGAGTCGATACCTCTGTCCTCAATCATGCTTCTTGATATTGCAGATTCAGATTCGAAATAGATTACTGCAGAATCCTTGTGATCTTCTAGGAATTGTTTAACCATCCCTAAGGCAAAAAATGTCTTACCTGTTGCAGACTCACCAGCGATTGCTGTAATCTTGTTTGAAGGAAGTCCACCGTACAGTGAACCACTTAATAGTGCGTTGAAAATATGTGAACCAGTATCAATGAAACTGTCAACATCTCCAGCAGCAATTCCATCGTTAACAATACTTGCGTATTCGTTACCGCTTGCCTTTACTAAATCTTTTAAAAAACTCATAATTATAAACACCTCTCAAATGTATACCTTAGTATAACAGAGATGGGGTTATTTTACAAGAGGGTTTTTGGGGTATTTTTTGGTGTGTTCGGTTTTAATGCGGGCCTTCTCTTTCTGCCACATCTTATCATCGAACTTGATGTGTTCTTTCATCATCGTTTTGATTTCTTTAATCTGAACTTCCATGAGACCTATTGAACAGAAGATAAGTGCAATCATGACGATATAAAATATATCAATCACTGCGAGTATCATTAGGAAACCTTGTCGATTTGTTCTTGGGTAACGGTTCCGTTATCCAGTAACAATTTTCTATGCTCCAAATGTCGTTCTAGGGTGGTGTCTTTGTTTTCACCAGTATATTCTACGGCATGATGATCATTAATCATCTGTTGGTTCACACTAATTCTTGATTCTAATGATTGGGGTTCGTCTGCAATGTTTACAAACAACTCACCAAGGATTCTTCCAAATTTACCTTTATCATGAGAAATCAGAGTTACTGCTCCTCTAGATAATATATCCGTTAGATGGTATTTTGAAGCTTTACCGAAGACCTTTTCTACTAAGTCACGAGTTCTAGATTCGGGGGTGTCGATACCCATAAGACGCACTCGTTGTTTTTTAAGAACAACTGAGAATCCTAAATCAATGTCTACATCGATTGTATCGCCATCAACCACTTTTGTGACTGTCACATTAAATTCGTATAAATTTTCCATACTCATATTTATCATATTTTTTATCCGAAGAAACTATCCAATGATGCTACTGGTTCTACGTTCCAACCAATTAGTTCAATTATTGCTTTAAGTGGTTCAATGAATGCTTTATCAAATTGCATGTCGTAATTAATGTAGTTTTGTAGTTCGAATTCTTTAGGTAGAACATTAGAGAATGATATCACATTCTCGTTGAATTTGTTTGGGAGTTTAAGATACACAAACAAAATCTTATCTCCACTCCTAATTAGGTTGTATCTCTTGTCAATGTTCTTCTTTTCAAGATAATGGTTGTATAGTAATGCACCTCTTACATGGATAGGTGTGCCCTTTCCGTAAATCATCGATGGGTCTGAATACTGTTGTAGGTTGTTGCAACCTCTAGGTGATGCAACCTTTTCGACTGGAAGGTCTCTAAAGTCTCTACGAGCATTCTCTACGAAATCCCATACATCTTGTTCTGTTCCATTCATGACCAACTTAAGTGCATCGGTCAACTTTCCACGAATCCACTGAGGTGTACTGGACTTTGCAGTTTCAATACCCATCATCTTTAATTTAGGTTCGTGAAGTCTCACCCCTTCCATGTCATAAACATTAAGGATGTATCTTTTCTTTGCAGTCCATATTCCACGATCTGCAATAGCCTCTCGACCCATTTCCATTTTCTGTTGGAATGCATTAGTGTAATCTGCAAGTTCATCGTATCCCTTTGCAAGAACACCTTCAATCTTCTCGTTAGCAACAGTGTCAAGGAAATCTACAATTTTACCTTTGTCGGTTCCTTCAGGGAACACTTGTTTAACTAATGAATCAAAAGTGATGTATACTGAGTCCGTGTCCATTGCGATTACATAATCTTGGTCTGTAGTCTTCAGTACCTTGTTCATCCAATCGTTAATAGTGATCTCTGCAGTCTTAATGACTAACTGACCCGACATGGTAATTGCTTCTGCAAGATTTGGGTCAAAGAATGCAAAGTATTGATTTGCTAATGCACCATAAGCAGAGTTAAGTGCAATCTTTCTGACCTGTTGATTGTTGTATGCTCGTTTGATTAGACCATCAAGTTCATTCTTTCGTTTTGAATCGGTGCAAAGTTCCTGTTCCTTTTGGTAAGCAATCATCTTACCTTTCCACTCTTTACGTTCTAAGTAGAACTTCTCCATAAGTTCGGGTAGGAAACCCTGTTTATCTCTTTTGAATTTTACACCATTGGGTGCAACTGTTAAATTTAGTTTCTTTAGACTGGATAAGTCTGCCGTACCATCTAGAATCTTTTGGACATCAACATCCATAAGACCATTCTTCATCATAGTCTCGGGTGATATGTTGTACTGCATAATCAAATGGGGATAGAGTGAGTTCAAGTCAAATGACATAACCCAATCATGTTTACCAACCAGTGGTTCCTTTACATATGCACCAACGATTTGATGTGTCTTGCGTTGTCCTAGAGCCTGTGGTGGTGTCTGAATTCCCTGTTCTTTTAGGAAGTTGTAGATAATAGTTTCCCAGTATTTCACCATTCCAAATGTATCATTGTAGTTACACTTAGCATTGTAAGACATGGTCATGGTCAATTCTAGTAGACCAAGTTTATCTTCTAGGTCTTCAACAAGAACAACATCCTGTACATTATATGCAAGGAACTTTGAATAGTCATTCTTATACAATCCGTGTAATGAACCATGCTCTGAGTAATCTAATTTCTTCTTACCCAACTCCATGTGGGCAATGTGATTCAGTGCATAGGATTCTTGGTTGACGAAAGTTCTCTTCTTATACAAGTCCATATAGTCAACAACATTAACACCGTATAGTGTAAACTTCTGTTGAGTGTTACCAAAGTTGGTTTTGTATTCTCTGACATCTACTTGATTCCATGGAGAGAACTTCTTGTGTTCTCCTTCACCGAATAACCTATCAACACGATTACACAGATATGTAATATCAAATGAATCTACATTCCAACCAGTAATGATATCGAAGGACTGCTTTCTCCAGTACTTGATAAATTCAGTTAACAGTTGTGCTTCGTCAACACATTCATGATAAGTTACATTGGCTGGTTTCTCATCCCAAGGGCCGATACCAAAGGTATGTGCCATGAAACGAAATGGTTTGATTGTGATTGCATTGACCTTCTCCATTGCAAGAGTTGGTTCGGGAAAACCATTCTCTGACTCACACTCAATGTCGAGTGTTGCAATTTTAACTGTCTTGAAGTCCCACTTGATATCACCACGGAACTGGTCTGCAATGTAGGTGTAAATGTATCTGTCGTATCCGTGGATTTCAAATCCAGCAGTACCTTGATATGATTCACGAAACTTTCTTGCACCACCCATCGAACTGAGGTTTACTGCCTCTAGGGGTCTGCCGTCAAGTGAACGGAATGCAGTCTCACCCTTGGTGGATGGGACATAGTGATTAGGACGGTAAGCAACAGTCTGTTTAACCTGCTTACCGTTCTGATAACCCTTTACAAGAATTTTGTCTCTTGTTCGACATACGTTAGTATAGAAATCCATACTAGTATTATAACAGAAAGTGGTCTATCCTACAAGTGTTTTTTGTTGAACTCTTTCTTTTAAAAGGTCTGAAACCGTATCATGTTTTTCTTTAGATGATGTGAGGGCTTCTATTTGGGAGTCGAGGGCATCTGCAAGATCGGGGTGTTCTCCGATTCCAGCTGGGTTGTGAATGTACACTTCAATGTTTGCAAGTGCGACATCGATTTGTCCTTGGTACTGTGACTGCAGTGCTTTGAGTAATATTGTTTTATCCATGATATATTTCCTATAGTGTT